TTATCAGTAGGTGATACGTTAACACTTAATGGTACAGCGGTTGGACCATTGGTAGCGGCAACAGTATCAGAATTAGTTGGGTTTATTAATGCCGCGACTATTACAGGTATTACAGCGGCTGAAGTTAGTAGTAAATTAGAAATTTATGTTGATAATACTGCTCTTTTAGATAAAGTAGTATTATCGGATACAGGTACGCTATTATCTGATTTAGCAATCACAGCAGGTGACTATTTTGCACCAAAATTACAACAAAGTGCCCATACAAATAATCCACAATGGAGATTAACTGATACAGAACCACATCCAACAGGTTCGATTTGGATTAAAACAACAAATGTAAACTTGGGTGCAAATTTAGTAGTTAAAAGATATGATGTTGCTACAGCCACTTTTGTACAACAAAGTGCTCCAATATACGAAAACGACCAATCCGCTAATAATGCGTTAAATTCATCAGCGGGGGGTGCTACTATTGCATTAAATGATACATATGCCCAATATGATACATTAGAAGATGATACAGCAACATTAAAAGTATTTAAACGTTCAGCAACAGGAGCAACGGATGTTACTGGTGCAACCGCTGATTTTGTAGCTACACCATTTGCAGGCACCGAGACATTTAGTATTAGTGCAAGTGTTGCTGGTAGTGATACATTAAGTGCTCCAGTTACAACACTGGCGCTAGGTGGAACGGATGCGGCGGCATTTGTTACTGCATTTACAGCGGCAGGTGTAGCAAATACAACAGCTGGTGTAACAAGTACCGGAGCTATTAAAATTACACATACACAAGGCGGTGTGATTGTGATCGATGACGTGGTAGGCACAGGACTTAGTATAGCAGGGTTTACAAGTAGTTTAATAAATGTACGTAATGGTAATGCTACTGATTTAATTTTAAGTAATTGGGAGATTTTAGCATCATCTGCGGCAGGATATAGCACTGGTAGCACACCACCAGGGCAAGATCCGATACAAGGCACTAAATGGTATTATAGTGCAGTAGATGAGATTGATATTATGATACACGATGGTACTGGCTGGAAAGGGTATCAGACTGTAGCTAGTGATATTCGCGGTTACAATTTATCATTAACAGATCCAGCAGGTCCACTAGTTAGCGCATCAGAACCAACAGCACAAAGCGACGGTACTGTTCTAGCATTTGGCGATATTTGGGTCGATACAAGCGACTTAGAGAGTTATCCAAATATTTATCGTTATGAATCAGCAGTTAATTCATCTTCTGGAGTTATTGGCTTTAATTTAATTGATAGTGCAGATCAAACTACAGAAGATGGTATTCTATTTGCTGATGCTCGTTGGGACTCAGATGGAACAGTTGATCCAGTAAGTGGAAATATTCCAACTATTGCTAGTTTATTAACTAGTAATTATTTAGATTTAGATGCTCCGGATGAGAATTTATATCCAACAGGTACATTATTGTTTAATACACGTAGAAGTGGGTACAATGTTAAAGAATTTAGGTTAAATTACTTTAATGCTACTAACTTTAGTGGTGTATTACCAGCAGAGACTAACTCGTGGGTAACAGTGAGTGGTCTTAAAAACGATGGTAGTCCATTTATGGGCCGTTTGGCACAACGAGCTATTGTTGTACAAGCATTAAAAGCAGGCATGGATGCTAATACAGAGATTCGTGAAGAAGAGAGACGCTTTAACTTAATTGCTACTCCAGGATATCCAGAGTTAATTCCAAATATGGTAGCATTGAACAACGAACGTAATAACACAGCATTTGTTATTGGTGATTCGCCGTTGCGCTTACCACAGTCAGGGTCGGAGTTATTCGAATGGGCTACTAATAACAGTGGTTTAGGAACATCAACAGGCGATGGGCTATCTGCTAACGACGAATACTTAGGTGTATTCTATCCAAGTGGCCAAACTAATGATTTAACAGGATCAGCAGTAGTTGTTCCGCCAAGTCATATGATGTTGCGCACTATGGTACACAGCGATGATATATCTTATCCATGGTTTGCGCCAGCAGGTCCAAGACGTGGTGGAATAGATAATGTTAATGCGTTAGGTTATATTGATGCACAAGAAGGAGAGTTTCGACAAATTGCTACAAGACAAGGTGTTAGAGATACATTGTATGAGAATAATGTAAATCCATTGACCTTTATCCCAGGTACTGGACTTGTTAATTTTGGCAATAAGACTACAGTATCAGGAACTGCATTGGATCGTATTAATGTAGCGAGATTAGTTGCTTATTTAAGAACAGTAATTGAATCTGTTGCTAAGACATATTTGTTTGAGCCTAACGATAAGATTACGAGAGATGATATTAAGGCCTCAATTGAAGGCATATTAAATGATGTTATGTCAAAACGTGGAATATTTGATTATCTAGTAGTATGTGATGAATCGAATAATACTCCCTCGCGAATCGATCGTAGCGAGCTCTACGTGGACGTAGCAATCGAGCCAGTTAAGGCAGTAGAATTTATTTTTATTCCAGTTAGAATACAGAATACAGGTGAGATTGGCGGTGGTAATTAATATCTAATCGTTGTTTAAAGCATATTAAAGAGGGGCAATAATACCCCTCTTTTTATGACCCGAAAATGTATAAATACTTATTAAAATAGGAGTAATAACAATGGCAACAGCATCATTAACTAAAATGTCACCCAGACTACCGAGCGAGTCAGCACCTAGCCAAGGGCTATTAATGCCAAAGTTAAAGTATCGATTTAGGATTACTTTTTTAAACTTTGGAGTAAGTGACATAACAACAGAATTAACAAAACAAGTAATTGATTTTACTCGTCCGAGCGTCAGTTTCGATGACATTGAAATTGACGTATATAACTCAAAAATCCGTTTAGAGGGTAAACATACCTGGGATAATCTTACCGTTAATGTACGAGACGATGCTACAGGCGAGATCTCTAAGTTAGTAGGACGACAATTACAAAAACAATTTGACTTTATGGAACAAGCAAGTGCCGCTTCTGGCATTGATTATAAATTCCAAACTAGATGTGAAATCTTAGACGGTGGTAATGGAGCACACGAACCAACGGTTCTTGAGCAATGGGAAGTCTATGGTTGTTATTTACAGAGTGTAAATTACGGTGATTTAAACTATAGTGCTAGTGAACCTGCAACAGTTGCAATGACAATTCGGTTTGATAATGCAATTCAAACCGACGGCATCGGACAAGGTGGACTTGGAGTTGATGTAGGTAGAGCATTAGGCAATGTTGTAAACGGCTAATAATATGGCGTTTGGTAGTTTTATTAGTGACCAAATAACCGATCAAGTCGGTGGATTCGCCAAAGATCAGATAAGTGGTTTTGGAAGTGGATTCTCTAAAGGATTTTTTGGAAGCGAGTATGTAAAAGATTATACTCATGCTTCCAAAATATTCGCTAGTGATGGATACGCATTAGCCCCAAACAACAAGTTTTTATTCCATGTTTATTTTACATTAAACACAGCGCAGATTCCAAGTTTAGCAAATGCTATGGGGTCTGCGGCTGATTCGAACAAACTTGGTATATTAGTTAAATCCGTAACATTACCTTCATTTGATCTTGCAGTAGAAGAATTTAATCAATATAATCGTAAGCGGTTAATTCAAAAGAAAATAAATTATAGACCAGTTGATATTACACTCCATGACGACGGAAGCGATTTAATTAGGTCAATGTGGTACAACTACTATAGTTATTATTACCAAGATGCTAATTACTCGTATGGTACAGATAGAGGTAATTCCGTAACATCCAATAATGCAAGTTATAACCCACGGGATATATACGAGAACTTACGTTCTGTAAATGATTGGGGTTATACTGGTGCTAGTGAATTAGGTGAATCTAAACCAGCGTTCTTTAGAGATATTAAAATTTACGGGTTGAATAGAGGCAATTTCGTCTCTTATACATTAATAAATCCAATGATTACTAGCTGGGCTCACGATACATATGATTATAGTGCTAGTGATGTAATGCAAAATTCAATGACTCTTCAGTACGAGGCTGTTAAGTATGAACGAGGCAAACTAGGTTCTGAAGTTAAAGGATTCGGTGAACCGGCGTTGTACGATACGTCAAGGAGTGCATTGTCTAGCCCAGGTGCTACAGATAGTCTGTTGGGTCAAGGTGGTATAATGGATGCTGGAACTGGAATCGTAAATGATTTGTCCTCTGGTAATATATTAGGTGCTGTACAAAAGGCAGGAACATTTGCAAGCACATTCAAAAATGCTAATCTTAGTAATGTTGCTAGTGCAGGGTTAATAAATGAGATGTTAACACAAAGTAAAAATGTTGTTGCTCCTAGAATTGCAGATAGTATAGGTGGTTTTTCATTCCCTACTGGGGCATCTAATACAGATAGAAAATTATTAAACACACGTTCGGATAGTATAACTACATTTAAGAACTTACAGGCAGATGTTGGTAATCCTGGTTTTAATTTTATACAGGATTCGTTTAACACACCAAAAGAGGCGAATCCAGTTCCTATTACTAGTAATGCATTTTTGTCTGGGTTATCAACTGCTGGTGCAACTATTACAAACACATTAAATAAGGCTGGATTAAATTTACCACCGCCGACTAGTGGTGTTAGTAGTAATGGATTCGATATTCAAGCTTCTGGTACTGATAATGCATTTTTGTCTGGGTTATCAACTGCTGGTGCAACTATTACAAACACATTAAATAAGGCTGGATTAAATTTACCACCACCAACAAGTGGTCAAGAATAATGGCGGTAGTTGATACTAATACTCAAATATTTAATAATGTATTCAGCACGGATATAAATGCACAGGCAAGTGAGTACGATATTGTATTCTCGTTTTTTAAAAAGCTAATAAGCGATGTCAACAATGCTGAGACTTTTACTACTAGTCTGTTTCAAATAGCAAGGGATACTAATGTTCCAGTTCTAACCGTACTGAGTTCAATGTCTGATCAAGATGCGTTATCAGTTACAAATACGATAGCGTTTTATCTTAATGGGACAAGAGAGTCGACATCGTTGTTGGGTGTGTCGCAAGTTGTTGTGCCGAATATACCTGCCGCCAGAAATGTATTAAAATGACTAGATTCTCACAAGGCGTTTATACACCTAAGAATCCTAAAAAGTATGCAGGCAAAGGCAGAATTAAGTATAGATCAAGTTGGGAATTAAAATTCTGTGATTTTTGTGATAATAACCAACATATATTAGAATGGGCAAGTGAATCTATTAGAATTCCATATAGACATCCACTTACTGGTAAAAAAACACATTATGTTCCTGACTTTTTAGTTGTATACGGCGATAAGTTCGGTAAGACTCGTGTCGAGCTTATAGAAATTAAACCAGATAGGCAGACTAAACTAGTAGAAGGAATGAACCAAAGAGAACGAGCTGTTGTTGCGGTTAATACAGCAAAGTGGGAAGCCGCTCAACATTGGGCAAAACAACAAGGTATTGTATTTAGAATAATTACAGAAAAAGATATGTTCCGTAAATAACAATATGGATATTAATGAGTTTGTGCAAGTACATAATCAAGTACATGATACGCCTTTTAGGATTGATAATACAGATAGGTCCAATGAAAGCCACTTAGGCGAAATAATATCAAAGAATATAGAAGATGCTTACAAAGATTATCATACAAAAGACAATGATTTGGTCTTAGTTACTGAATCAAATGTAAGTAAACAGATTATCCCAGCATATCTAAAAGTTAAAACTCTATACAAAGAGGATATTTTAAGATGAAGAAACTCGAAGAACTTTTTCAACTACCTACAGACGAAGAGAATACCGAATTAACACCAACAGAAGATATTAAGCCTGATAATCTACCTGAAGAGATCATATCCGTAAGTTCCTTATCTAGTATAGAAAAAATTGAATCAGCACTTCCTTCTGTTCGTGGGCTAGAAGCAAGTGATTCAGAAATGGATGAACTCGCAAAATTAGCCAAAGCTAGTTATAAAGACTTAATGGATCTTGGAATGAATGTAGAAGCTAAACATGCTAGTGAAATATTTCATTCTGCTGGAACAATGTTAGGACATGCTATAACAGCAAAGACAGCAAAAGTTAATAAGAAACTAAAGATGATCGAGTTACAATTAAAGAAAGCAAGACTGGATCAAACAGGTGTGGATCAATTCCCGACAGAAGAAGGCACTATATTAGACAGGAATGAATTGTTGGAACGATTGATTAACGGCAAAGGGGATGCTAGTTAATGAATTTATACAAGTATCACAAT